GCGCCAGGGTCTGGTCATCGGTAAATCTCATCGAGTTACCCCTTGAATTACCAGTTGATGCCAGGCAAAAAATGAGGCATGCCAAGTCACCCAACCCGCCAAGAAAACGGCCCGGCTGCACTGCATCAGCAGCGCCGCCGGGCCAAGCCACACCCCATGTGTGACGGAGACAAGCTGGGAGATGGGCGGGCGCCCTGCCTCGGTTACGCTGGAGATTCCCCAACCGACCAGCCCGAGGAGGGCACCCATGCCGACATCTGCATACCGACACAGCAGCGCGCGCGGGCCGCTCTGGATCGTGCGCAAGGCCAACGCCAAGTGGTATGTGCTCGCCGACTCACACACCGAGGGGCCGTTCGAAACGCAGCACGACGCGGCGGCACAGGCAGCGCGCGGCATCTACTGGCCCTCCTTTGGCAGCACGGCAGACCTGGCCATCTCGGCATTCATTTCCGACTGGGAAAGCGTGGGCTGACGCGCCTTGAATGCCTGGTAGGCCGCTTCGAGCTCAGCGAACAAAGTCGACGGCTTACTGTCAGCGAGGAACCCGATCGCGCCTTCCGCCGCCCAGACGAACTCACGCACGGGAAGCTCGAGCAGCAGCTCCTCGCCGTCCTCCTTACGCACCGCCAGCCCCATCAGCCCATCGGTGGCCCGGGCAGCAGCCATGCCGAAGATGTGCACGCGATGGCCGCGGCCACACCAGATAGGGGGCAGCATGGGTGACGCATCAGGCTGCATCGCGCACCTCCTGCGGCAGCTCGGGCGCGCCATCAGTCCCCACAAGCTCAGGCCAAATGCGATGCCAGTCGCTCGGTCGCAAGTCCCACCGACGAACCTTAAAGCCACAGTCGGCCTCGATGGCGGGACAGTGCTCGATCGGCACGGGCCGAACGTCTTTGCACCATTGGTTGACGGTGGCCGGCGTCACTCCGCGACGGCGCGCCATCTCAGCTTGACCGCCGACGGCTTCACAGGCGGCGAGGATGGGGGAGGTGCTCATAGTGCGTGCACTGTAGCATTGCTACACGATAAGTGTAAAGCTTCGCTTCACGAATCTGCAAATAGCATCGCTATATGGGCGTGATCTGGACAGCAGAAGAAGAGGCGGCGCGGCTTCGCGCGCGCTTTGAGGGCGTCAATCAGGCGAGATTTGCCCGAGACCACAAAGTGCCCGGGGGACCGTCAATGGTCAACCAGCACATTCATGGCCGTCGACCTATCAACATGGAGCACGCAATTGCGTACGCCAAAGGCTTCGACGTACCTCTGGCCGAGATCAGCCCACGGCTGGCGAGTCAGGGGGTTGAGGCGTCATTCCTGGTGGGCATCGAAGCGAGCCGAGATACCGGTGGCCTTCGTGAGATTGCCAAGCGTGATGACGACATCGAAATTTCTCACTGGGACACCGGTGGCGCAATGGGGGCGGGAGTCTTGCTCAAGGATCAGCCTGGTGTGATCCAAAGCTGGCGAGTGTCGCCAGAGTGGCTGCAGAAGAACGTACGATCTTGCAGCGCGGCGTCGAACCTGGTGATCGTGACCGGCTTCGGCGACAGCATGCGGCCGATGTTTAACCCGGGCGATCCACTCTTGGTTGATGTCGGCGTCCAGAGCATCGACTTCGATGCCGTCTACTTCTTCCGAGTCGACGAAGAAGGGTTCATCAAGCGCCTGCAGCGGATACCCGGAGAAGGCATTCGGGTACTCTCAGCAAACCGCGACCATTACGAGCCCTGGACGATCAAGAAGGGCATGGACTTCCAGGTCTTCGGCCGCGTCCTCAAGGTGTGGTGTAGTGAGGATTTTTAGGCAAATCGCAGCTGCGGCGGTCTTTGCACAAGCCCTGACCGCATGCTCCACGCCACCGAATCAGATGCGTGACGAAGGTCCGTTCATCATCTTTGCTTCAGACCAGTCAACGAAGGTGGTTTTTCGAAGGATCACTGAAGGCGCGCGAAACTGCTGGCCGCACTTGCAAATCGACGCCGACTACTTCCCAGACAACAACACAGCGCAGATATCGATGTCGTTCAAACACGACCTTGTGATATCGGCGCTTTTTGTCGCCAACATTTCGCCGAACGCCCAGTCATCAACAGTGCGCGTGGCTTTTCTTAAGAACAACAGAATCTATGCAGATACTGTTCAGGCATGGGCCAACGGGTCAGAAAAATGCCCCATCTGAAGGCCTCAGCCACACCACAAAGCATGACCGATCCATCGGCGCCAACTGACAACGCTGAAGCCGTAGACACACTTCGGCGCTTCGAGCTGCGCTGCGATCAGTTGTTGCATTTGCTAGACGGCAAGAAGGCCCTCACCCAGCTGCAGCGCAGTGACATCAGCGCGATGTATCGCTCCCTGAAAGACGACCTCAAAGCAGCATCCAAAGCACTGGCCGTATTTGATGGCATGGGTCGTCTATCACTCGTCGATCAGCTTTTCACTTACCCGGCGATTCGCGCGGCCGCGCTCGCTTTGGCGCCCGCGATCAACTCCGATCCGATACGGCTTGGATGGTACGGAGCCGTGTACTCCGCTCACCTAGAACTCTCAAACGCGCTGGCGGGACTTGAAGCAGCCAGGCGAGGTGATTGACCGAGGTCTCTATATCCTCGACCCGCTCGCGCAAGATCGACATCCTCGACTGGGCCATATCGGGGCTTGCGGGCACCCGCGCGATGTCATGGCGCGCGGCGAAGTCGAGGCGACTTATGCTCTCGAAGAGCACGCCATAGGCCAACCGTTGCTCGTCTGACTCGACCTCTTTCGGCGCGAAGCCGAGCGCATCCAGGCGCCGCAGCGCTTTGATTTCGTGCTTGTTCATCTGCCCTCCATGCCCGCACCGCGCGGGCTTTTTTGCGCCAATCCACAAAAACATGTAGCACTGCTATTGCATGTTTACTAAAGCGTTGCTACAGTATATCCGTGCGCTGACGGTTCGGCGCAAGGAGATGCTGATGGACATCCGCGCCAAGCGCCCCTACCGCGCCTACTACACCCCGGTTGACCAGTTCCGCACGCCGATCGCGTGTGAGTCCGGCGTCCTGCCCTTCGTGCAGCTTCGCGCTGCCGATGCCGAGAAAGCCCAGCGCGCCGCGCATGCCGTCACCGGCTGCCCGATTGACCGGGTGGAGCGTCTCGAAGAGGTGCACCCATGAGCCTGCATCCCTTCGTGTGGGGCGCCCTCGGCGCCGCTGCCATTTGGCTGCTGACGCTGGCCGCCTGCGTGATCTGGTTCGGCCTCAGCGCCTGGGCCACAGAAGACCAGAACCCCGACACCCACGCCGGCCTGGCCGACGATGGGAGCGCACCATGATGCGCGCCTACACCGCGAAGTACAGGCTGCGCAACGGCGCGCGCGGCTCGCTGCCCATCCTGGCGCGCAACAGCTGCGCCGCCGTGCTGGCCATGCTGGAAACCTTCGGCGACCAGCTGCGCAGCGTGGCCGTGAAGCCCGCGCATGTGATCGATGGGAGGTCGCTGTGATCGACATCAAGCGCCTCAACGCCGACGACTCCACGCCGATCGACGGCCCCTACCGCCGCTCCTGGCTCGACTCAGCCGTGGTGCGCTTCGCCGTGTCCATCGCGCTGGTGGCGATGTGCGTCGCGGTCGTCGTGCTGTTCGCCCCGCTGCCGCAATGAGCCCCGCCGTGCAGACGCCCGCACGCCCTGTCGGCGTGGTGCGCATCACCGGCGTGCTTGCGCGCCAGGCTGAGCTGCGCATGACCACCGGCGCGCCGCCGCACGGCATTCTGTTTCTCGACATCGAGTCGGGCGCCGGCCTGCCCTTCGAGGCGCGCCAGGACGTCGGCACCGATCCCTGCGCCATCACCGCCGCCGCAGCCAAGCAGCACCAGCTGCGCCGCGGCAGCACCGTCACCGTCTACGCCCGCGGCATCACCCCGCGCACCGATCACGGCGCCGCCGTGCTGCGGCTGCAGGACGTGATCGACGTCGTGCCCGAAGTCACCCACCACCGCGCCGGCCCCGATGCCAGCGCACCCACCCACCCCGAGGCCTGAACCCATGAGCACAGACCATCAGATCATCACCGGCGACCACAGCTTCGACGTGCTCGCCGCATCGCACACCGTGGCCTGGCCCGACGGCAGCTGCATCCAGCTGCACGCAGTACTCGTGTGCGGCCACCCGCACACCTTCCTGCGCGCGCTGCGGCACGCCGGCCTCTACTGGGCCGTGATCGACCTGCGCAAGCTCTGCAAGACGATCGAGCCCGACCTGAAGATCCTGCCCTGGCGCGACCACCGCGGCGCAGTGCTCTACAACCTGCGCGCCGACTACCGCAACGCCGCCGACTTCACCCTGGCCGCAGCCGGCCGCGCGGAAGCACTGTGGGCAGCGTTCGAGACGCACACCGTGGCCACCACGCCGATGGTGCCGGCATGAGCTTCATCGTCACCGCCGGCGGCGACGAGCTGAACCTGCAGAACCCTGCGCCTGGCCACATCACCGCGCTGTCGGTCGCCTGGTCGCTCAGCCAGATCAACCGCTTCAACGGCCACGCCATCCGCCCCTACAGCGTGGCCGAGCACAGCCTGCTGGTGTGCGAGATCGCCGAGCGCGAGCTGGGCCTTGACATATTCGGCCAGCTCGGATCGCTGTTGCACGACGCGCATGAGTTCGCCTGCGGCGACATGCATACGCCCGGCAAGGCCGAGATCGGCACCGCCTGGTGCGCGTGGGAGGCCAGCTGGGCGATCCGGGCGCGCGCTGCCTTCGCAGTGCTGGCGATCAGCGCGACTCACCGCGCCGACATCAAGCGCGCCGACCTGATTGCCCTGGCCACCGAGCGCCGCGACCTGCTGCACCCAGCCGCCAAGACCCAGTGGCCCTGCCTCGAAGGCGCCGAGCCCGTCACCTGGGTGCACCTTTACGACGACACCCGCCGCCGCATGACCTGGGAGGACTGGCGCGACCGCTTCCTCGACAGGTACCACGAGCTTGACTTCGCGCGCAACGAGAGGCTCGACCTTCAACCCCACTGAGGAGAACCATGGACCAGATCACCGAGATCCGCATCGACGACTTGCACGAGTCGCCATTCAACCCCCGCAAGCTGTTCAACGAAGGCGCCCTGCAGGAGCTGGCCGCCGACATCAAGGCCACAGGCCGCGTGCTGCAGCCGCTGCTGGTGCGCCCGATCGTGCCGCCGCTGTTCGATGGCGACCCCGACGGCACCGCCGGCCACGAGATCGTGTTCGGCCACCGCCGCTACCGCGCCGCCCAGCTCGCCGGCCTCACCCACGTGCCGTGCATCGTGCGTGCGATGACGGACGAGGAGGCCAAGCGCGCGCAGATCAGCGAGAACCTGCAGCGCGCCGACGTGCACCCCATCGAGGAGGCCGAAGGCTTCCAGGCCCTGATCGATGACCACGGCATGACGGCAGACCTGCTGGCCGAGCAGACCGGAAAGTCGCGCAGCTACATCTACGGCCGGCTCAAGCTGCTGGCCGCGTGCCCCGAGATCCGCCGCGCCTGCCTGGCCGGCGAGATCGGCGCCGAGGTGGCGCTGCTGGTCGCCCGCCTGCGCACCGACAAGCTGCAGGAGAAAGCGCTTGGCTGCATCAAGGCCGACTACCGCGCCAGCCTGAAAGACGGCGGAAAGGCCAGCTACCGGGCCGTGCGCAATCTGCTGGTCGAGAAGTTCACGCTCGACCTCAAGACGGCCATGTTCGACGTGACCGACGAGATGCTGCTGCCGATCGCGGGCAACTGCGTCACGTGCCCGAAGCGCAGCGTCAATGCGCCAGAGTACGCCGACGTGGTCGAGGGCGTGGCCGTCTATCACGGCAGGGTGCAGACCGGCAGTGCAAACGCCTGTACCGACCCCGACTGCTTCGACGAGAAGAAGAAGGCCCACCTGAAGCGCGAGGCCGCGAAGCTCACCGCCGAGGGCAAGGTGGTAGTCGACGGAAACGCGGCGCGCAGTGCGGTCAGCGCACAGGGCGAGATCAAGGGCGCCTACATCGCGTTGAAGGACGTGAAGGCCGATTTGAAAGCGCTGGGCGCCAAGAAGACCGTGGCCTATGGCGACCCGACGCCGCAGATCGTGCTGCTGCAGGACCCGCGCACCGGCAAGACGCACCAGGCCGTCAAGCGCGCCGACCTGCAGGCCGCCGGCGTGAAGGTCAAGGAAGCGCCGAAGTCGAACCAGGCGAACTACGCCGAGCAGGAGCGAAGGCGTCAGGAGGCTCAGGCCAAACAGGAGGAGAACGCCAAGGCCGAGCGGGTGGTGCGGCGCGCCGTGTTGTTGCGCATCACCGATCGCATGGCTGCCACAGAGCGCAGCGAATTCGACCTGCAGCTGATTGCTCAGCGGCTGTGGATCGGCATCTCGTGGCAAGGCAAGCAGCTCATGGCCAGCCTGTACGGCGCATCCGATCCATACCAGCTCGACAGGCGCATCGAGAAGATGGACCCGGCCCAGCTGACGGTGTTCCTGATGCAGTGCGCGCTGGCGGGCGAGGCACACGTGGCGACCTACGAGGTCGACCGCAAGCCCGAATACCTGCTGGCCACGGCCGAGCACTACGGCATCGACATTGACCAGGTGCGCGCCGAACTGACCGATCCCGCTTCTACCCCTTCCCCCGCTGCGCGCGCGCACGTTGATGCGAAAGCTGCCGCCCGCGGCGTGAAGTACCGCTGCGCGGCCACCGGCGCGACCTGGAGCGGCCGAGGGCTGCAGCCCGCCTGGCTGAAAGCCGCGCTGGCCGCCGGTAAGCAGCTGTCCGACTTCGATGTGACCACGCCCGCCGTCCCGGCGGAAAAACAGACCGACGACGCCGGCGATGCCGGCGAGCGCACTGCACAGGCTGATGCGTTTGAGGAGGCCGAGGCGTGAGCACGACCAAGCCCATTTACTCGATCGACGCGCCCGACCAGGCGCGCCTGAAGGTCGCGCGCCGCGAGATCGAGGCCGTGCTCGCCAAGCACGACCTGGCCGGCGTCGTCGTGCTGCACACGCCGGGCATGGCCGAGTTCTTCTACAACATCACCCCGAGCTACTCGGTGTGCTGGGTCGATGAGAAGGCCTCGGCGCTGCGCATCAAGTCCCAGCTCGAGCGTGACCACGGCGGCGACCAGACGCTGCAGCTGCACGACCAGGCCGCCACCGCCAACATGGCCGCGGCGCTCGCCGCCGAGCTGGCCAATGCTGCGCTGATGTTCGCTCAGGTCGAGGCCGTCGTCACCAAAGCCACGCGGGCCGAGCACTCGCCGGCCACGTTCGTGCCTGACCCCAGCGAGGCGCGGCCTTCGTGAGCCCGGCCAAGCGAACCCCGTCACCAACCCCACCAATCCGCCCTCAAGGGCACAACCGGAGCGTCACCATGACCGCCACTGATACCGCCACCCTCGAAGTTTCTCCACAGACCGAAGCCGCACCCGCCGCCAAGACCCTCAGGCTCGCCGAACTGCCACCCCTCGGCCAGCCGCTGGACGACGGCACGTTTCAAGGCCTGACCACAGCCAAGAACGGCACCCACTACGCCGTGCTGCTGCTCGAAGCCCAGCCCGACGCGCGGCTGGACTGGCAGAAGGCCAAGGCCTGGGCGCAAGGCATCGGCGGCGAGCTGCCCACGCGGCCAGTCGCCTCGATGCTGTACGCCAACGCGAAGGCCCAGTTCGAAGAGTCCTGGTACTGGACCAGCGACGAGCTGAAGGACGACACCGGCGACGAGGAAGACGCCTCTTACGCCTGGCACTGCTACTTCTACGGCGGCTACGTCTACAACCACAAGTCGTACGAAGGCAGAGCTCGAGCCGTCCGCTTGATTCCCCTCAGCGCTTGATCCTTCAATCCTTTCAACCCCACCGGAGCACTCCGATATGACAGAAGTCACCCTTGAACAGGTGCAGGCGAAACAGGCCGAGCTCGCGGCGCTGATCGCGCGCCTGGCCGAGCCCAAAGCAACGACGCTGGACCTGCCAGCCGCCAGCATCGTGCTGCAGCCCGGCGAGCACTACGCCGGCGCGCTGCTCAATGCCGACGGCACCATCGCATCGCACCTGGTGCTGATGGCCGCCATGCCCGACGACAAGCTCCAATGGCAGGCCGCCATGGACTGGGCACAGATCGTGGGCGGCGAGCTGCCCTCGCGGGCAGAGATGGCGCTGCTCTATGCCAACTGCCGCGACCACGTCGGGCACGACGACTGGCACTGGTCCCGCGACACGCACGCCACGAACGCCTCTTGCGCCTGGGGCTGCAACTTCCACTACGGCTACGTCGACACCCGCAAGTCGTACGGAGGCAGAGCTCGAGCCGTCCGCAGATTCAACGCCTGAGTCCTTCAATCCTTTGACTTGAGCCTTTACATGGCCCTCCACTCCGACCTGCCCATCTACCGCACCGGCGTGCGCTTGCTCGCCCTCGCGCTGAAGGTGCAAGAGCAGATGCCCCGCAGCATGAAGCGCAGCCTTGGTGAAAAGATCACCGAGCACTGTGTCGACATGCTGGACCTGATGGCGCTGGCCAATGCCTCGCAGCGCGACAGCCGGTCGGGCTACATCGAGAAGCTGCTCACCCGCCAGCGGGCGGTGACGGTGCTGCTGCGCGTCAGCCACGACAGCCGCTACCTCAGCCCCAAGCTGTGGGGCGACTCCGTCGAGCTGCTCGGCAGTATCGGCAAGCAGGCCGGGGGCTGGCTCAAGTCCGCGAACAAGGTGCCTGCAGCATGACGGTCAAGGCCCTCATGCCCGTGCATCGGAATCTGGTTGCGCCGCTGCCTCACGAGGGCACCGACATGCACGTCACGGATACCGCCGCCACAGCGCGGGCCGCGTCCGGTGCGGCCACCATCCTGATCGGCGGTTGCCTTCGGGATGTTGGCTTTCATAGCGCGACAACTGCGCCTCTTACGCCTGGAACTGCAACTTCAACAACGGCAACGTCAACAACCACAAGTCGTACGAAGGCAGAGCTCGAGCCGTCCGCAGATTCCGACCTGTTCGCCCTGCTGGTGCAGGCCTACCTCGATTGCAGGCGCACCAAGCGCAACAGCGCCAGTGCGCCTGCCTTCGAGGCCCGGCTCGAAGCCAACCTGCTGGATCTGCCCGAGGATCTGATCGCTGGCACCTACACGCCCGGCCCGTCGATCTGCTTCGTCATCACCCAGCCGAAGCCAAGGGAGGTGTGGGCGGCGCAGTTCCGCGACCGCGTCGTCCACCACCTGCTCTACAACCATATCGCCGGCCGATTCCATCGCGCATTCATCGCCGACAGCTGTGCCTGCATTCCTGGCCGCGGCACCCTCTACGCCGCGCGCCGCCTTGAGCACCACGTGCGAAGCGTCAGCGCGAACTGGAGCCGGCCGGCGAGCTACCTGAAGGCCGACCTGGCCAACTTCTTCGTCTCGATCGACAAGGCGGTCATCCTCGGCCAGCTGCGCGCTCGCGTGCACGAGGCCTGGTGGATGCGCCTGGCCGAGACGATCCTGATGCACGACCCGCGCTCCGATGTCGAGGTGCGCGGCTATCGCCAGCGGCTGGCCCTGGTGCCACAACACAAGAGCCTGTTCAACGCCCCCGACGGCCACGGCCTGCCGATCGGGAATTTGTCGTCGCAGTTCTTCGCCAACGTGCTGCTCGACCCGCTGGACCAGTGGGTCAAGCACCGCCTGCGCGTGCCCTATGTGCGCTACGTCGACGACTTCATCCTGTTGCATCAGAACGCTCGCACGCTGGCCGCAGCACTGCCTGGCATCGAGGCCAAGCTGGCCGAGCTGCACCTGGCGCTGAACCCCAGCAAGACCGTGCTGCAGCCCGTGGCGCGCGGCATCGACTTCGTCGGCCAGGTGCTCAAGCCTTGGCGCCGCACCACGCGGCCGCGCACCTTGTTGGTGGCACTGGACCGAGTACAGACATCTGCACCGGAGGATCTCTTGCAGACCTCCAACAGCTATTTCGGCCTGTTGCGGCAAGCCACCCACAGCCACGCCGAGCGAGCGCGCCTGGCCAACGTGCTGAGGCGGCGCGGGCACTGTGTGAGTGGCGCCCTGACCAAGGCGTACCGAACCACGAAGGAACATCCGTAATGGGCCGCCATCGCCCCCAGCGCCGCCACGGCGCATCGAAAGCCGAGCTGATCGCCAGGCTGCACCGCGGCCTGCGCCCGCGCCTGGTGCCCGACCAGCTGATCGACCTCGGTCTGGTCCACGCCAGCAACCTCGATCTGATCGCCAGCGGCGCCGGCACCGAGAAGCTGCTGTGGGACGCGGTCGCCGGCGTGCTGACCTGGTCGAAGGTGGCTGAGATGCTGGTGGCTGCCAAAGTCATCGAGCCCGATGCCGTCGAGCTGATGGCCGAGCAGCTGCAGATGACCGAGCGCTTGGTCGCCCGCTACGGCCGCACCGGCCGCGTGGCGTTCGACGGCACCGACTACCAGCTTGCCAAGCCCGGCATCGAGGTGATGGATCAGCTGGCCAGGATCGTCGACCGGCCGACGGCCGTGATCGCGGCCGACTGGTCAGAGAAGCGCGTCAACGAGATGGCGGCCGAGGGCGAGAAGCGCCTGCAGGCGCGCGAGGCACAACAGGAAAGGATCAGTGCATGAAGGCAGCCATTTCAGATGCCGAACGGACTCAGAACGCTGTGCGATTTCTAGAGGCCCGAGGCTATCGCGTCCAGGCGCCACAAGCGCCACAACCGCAAGAGCTTATGACCATCGATGACGTCGAGCGACTAACCACGCTGAAGAAGTCGACCATTTACAGGATGCAGAAGGACGGTGACTTCCCAGTGGCTCGAAGGCTTGGCGCAAAAATGGTCCGCTGGAAGCGATCCGAGATTCAGGCATGGCTTGATCGGCGAACCGCCTAATCCGCAGTCTGCGCCCATGCCCACCCTCAGCCTCGAAGAGGCCGCAGCCCTGCTCAAAACGACACCGGATACGGTGTCAGACTGCATTCACCGTCGAGGCCTTCGTGCCGCAAAGATCGGCCGCGCCTTCGTGCTGGTGCAGGACGATGTCATAGACTGGCTTCGCACCCAATACCTGCCACAGGAGCGACCATGCGCATCTACCCCCGAGGGGCCAACGGCATCCTATGGGTTGACGTCACCATCGACGGCAAGCGCATTAAGCGCAGCACTGGCACCACAGACGAGCGCCAGGCGCAGGAATACGCCGCGACCCTTGCGGCCGGTCTCTGGCGGGCGAAACGGCTCGGAGAAACGCCAACCGTAACCTGGGACGAGGCCGTGCTGGCCTGGATGCAGGAACACGGCCACCGCCGCAGCATCGAAGACATCAAGCACCGCCTGCGCTGGCTCAGCGCCCGGCTGCAGGGCCGGCCGCTGGCCAGCATCACCGACGCGCTGATCCGCAAGCTGGCTGCCGAACGGAAGGCCCAGGCCATTGACGGTGAAGGCACCGCCAGCAGCAACGCCACCGTCAACCGACACCTGGCCGAGCTGAGCAAGATCCTGCACTACGCACACGGCCGCGAATGGATCGACCGAGTGCCGCCGATTGCAAAGCTGCATGAGCCCGCCAAGCGCGTCGCCTGGCTGACGCGCGACCAGGCCAAGACATTGCTGGCTGAGTTGCCCGAGCACCTGCGCGCCATGGCCGGCCTCGCGCTGGCCACCGGGTTGCGTGAGAGCAACGTGCGCCTGCTGTGCTGGCAGCAGGTCGACACGGAGCGCAAGACGGCGTGGATCTTCAGCGACCAGGCCAAGGCCGGCAAAGACCTGACGGTGCCGCTCAACGCCGATGCCATGGCCGTGCTCGATCTGCAGTCAGGCAAACACTCGCGGTGGGTGTTTCCAGTCCCGCGATGGGAGACCAAGGCGCACCCGGACGACAAGCCCAGGCAGGTCGCCGACAGCCCCACCGGCAAGATCAGCAACCACGCCTGGCGCAAGGCCTGCGAGCGAGCCAAGGTGCCCTGGCTACGCTTCCACGATCTCCGGCACACATGGGCCAGCTGGCACGTCCAGGCCGGCACGCCGCTGCCTGTTTTGAAGGAGTTGGGCGGCTGGGCCACGCTGGCGATGGTCGAGCGGTACGCTCATTTGGGAATCAGCCATGTGGCCTCGTGGGCCGACAACGTCTCAGCCGACGGTACAAATCGGGTACAAGTTTCGGCCGAGGCAGAAAAAAAGGACTTGGATCGCCCCAAGTCCTTGATTCATAACGATAATTTGGGGTGGCTGATGGGGCTCGAACCCACGACAACAGGAATCACAAAACGTTCCGGCCGTGGCACTGTATTGCACATCAACGACTTACTGGCGCCGAAGAAGCGAAAAACCGGCTGATCACGGTACAAATCGGGTACAGCCGATTACAGCCCGAGACAAGACTGGATCGGGTGGACGTTGCAGACGCCTGCATCAGGGCACGGCCAGCACCGCCGCCCTGCACCTGTCGTACTGCGCGGCGATCTCCTGGGCCTTCAGCACCCAGGCGCCGAAGCTGTCATCGAGCAGCGGAGTCCGTGGCGGGCAGCTGGCCAGGATCAACGCCGCTTGCGGCTGTGGCGGGCACGAGGGAGCTGTTGAACACGCCGACAGCATCCATGCCGCTGCGGCAATCGCGATAGACAGGCTTCTCGACGATCTGGCGCTCGAGCGTCTGGCGGATGGTTTCATGCTTCACCCCGATCTTTAAAATGGCCTCGGCAGCCGATGCGGCCGCGGCTGTGGATGCAATCAGCGCGACGCGGTCATCACGCGCTTGTGCTGCCTCGCACTTGTCGAGGCCGTCGCTGCGGCCCTGGATGTAGGCCGCACCAAGCGCCAGGACGGCCGCCAGGGCGCCGCCGAGCCAGAAGTACGGGTTCATCAGGTGCCGACCTTTTCTTGCGTGCCGTCCCAGGTGAACTCCCCAGCCGCACCGACTGGAAAGTGAGCCCGGCAACCGACACAGAAGGTGCCGGTATAGAAGCTCGGCTGCCGCGCATAGGTCTCGGCCAGCGCCTGGTTCATCGTGGTCACGGCGCCGCACTTGTCGTGTACGTAGGACTGGCGCACCGGACGCACAAAGCCCTTCGCCCGCTCATCGGCACTCAGCACGACGTAGCCCTTTTGTAGGCCGGTGGCTGGATCAATTTCTCGGTGGTCAAGGGTGACGGGCGAGCCGTCAGTCAGTGTGGTGCTCTGATTCATCGTGGGGCTCCTGTCATTGCGGCTTCAGCGTTGGCGGCTTTGATCACCTCGCAGAGTGCCTCCAGATTGGTCGTGTCGACACGCAACATCAGCGAGCCGGCGGTGAAACGACCAGCGTTCTCGAACGAATACCCGGCGCCCTCGAGGTGCCGCTTGAAGATCGGGAGCTTCCACTCGTCGATTGCGATCCCTGCTTTTTGCATCACGCCTCCTGCGTCGACGAGGCCGCTGAGCTGGCGATCACCGGCAAGCTGGCCATCAGGATGTCTTGCCCAGCTGGCCACTGGTAACCAATGACTCGCGAGCGATCGAACGGGGCAACACACACGCGGTTGCCTTGATTTCCGCCCAGCCCCATCCGCCGGCCCGCGCGATCGACGCCGACCACCAGGCCGACATGCCCGCCGCCATCACGCTCGAAGACCACCACGCATCCCACGACCGGCTGCTGCAGCGGGATACCCCAGCCGATCCAGCCCTTGGCGCGATACCAGTGCACCGGCAGCTGCTGAATGCCGGCCTCGAGCATCCAGGCCGCAACTGCAGTGCCGCACCATGGCGTCTCGTCATCGTTCCACCAGGCACGCAGTGCTCGCAGCCAGCGCTGAATCGTCGGCGTCGTGTCTTTCCCTGGAATTTCCTTTGTGCCGATGTAGCCTCGGGCGGCAGCGAGCCATGCGGGTTCGCTCATTGCAGGCCCGCCTTGTCGCACAGCTCATGACGCCACCGCAGCATCACCCAGGCCACAAACCCCGCGAACAGCAGGCCGGGCTTGGTGCTTGTGGGCACGCCGAGAATCACCGGCTCTGCGGCATACCAGACACCACCGACCATGACCGCAACGAACAGGGCTCGACGCGATAGCGGCGTGTGCTCGTCGATCGCGTGTGAGAGGGTCAGAAAGGCGCCGGCAAACACGGCCAGGCCCACCACGATCTGCGCCCAAAACAAGACTGATTCCAGCATGGTTACTTGTCCCCCTTGATCTGAAACGACACGCGATCGAGCAGGGCCGGCAACCATCGCTGCGAACCCAGCCCGATCAGCAGAGACGCTGCCGCGCGCGCCGGAGCGTCGGGCAGATCGACGCCCGTCAGCTTGAGCACAACGCCGTCGACCACCGCGCCCACCAGCGGGCCCAGGAAAATGGCAAAGATCAGGGCGCTGGCAAACACACCCAGCGCCGCGAGCAGCGACGTGCGGGTCAGTTCAATGCGCTGCGCAGAGGCCATCGCCATGCCCGCGCCAAGCGTGGCGGCAAGCATCGAGTCCGCCGGGATGCCGTAGAACGACCCGGCCAGGGTCAATGTGCCGGTGGTGATCGCCGCGGCGCTTGCCAGTGTTGTTGACGTGGGTTCAGGCATGGGGGCTCGCGTTTTTGGTTGGAATCTCGATGTGGACCAGGTCTTCGCGCGGCTCCAGCGTGGCCAGCACGCGGATCAGCTCGCCGCCGTCTTCAGGCACGATGAGCGCCGTCACGGTCGGCCACTGGCCAGGGCGCACGCGGATGTCCAGGCCGCTCAGGCGCTCGGGCGGGATGCCGCAGGCCCGCGCGATTGCGTCATTGAGCGCGTCGGGCGCGCTCACCACTTCATCTCCACCGACAGGTGCAGCGCCGCGCTGCCGCCTTTCCCTGGCGGCGGGATGAGCGACAGCCGAGCAGCCAGGTCGCCGACCTCGATCACGCGAACGCTCGGCACCAGCAACGGCTGCAGGCCGCCGCGTCTATAGCCACCAATGCCACCGACGGTGAGCGACACCGGCCCCCACTCGCTGGTGTGCCCGGCGTAGGCGCTGAGCCGCCCCTCGCTGTTGCGCAACACGCCGGCCGTCCATCCCTCGGGGCTCCGCGCGTAGATGCCCACGGTGGCCGACTCGAACCCAGGCTGCGCGTGCGCGGACAGCAGGTGCAGTCCGATCAGCCATGCGCCGGCGGTCATAGCGGTGGCAGCGCGATCGCCGCGTCCAGCTCGGCTTGGGTGGTCGCTGCGGTGATGGCTTCGAGCTTGGTGCGCAGCTGCTGCATCAAGGTGTAGGCGTCGACCAGGCGCGCGGCCTCGACCGCGCGGTCGGCCACCTGCGCGGGCGTGGGCGAGGCGATCAGGCCCAGCGCGGTGTAGTCCCTCAGCGGGCGCACCTGGCTGGCTTCGGCTTCGGCCATGCGTTGCAGCACCACCTGCGCGGCCTCGTCGCGTGCGCCGTCCAGCGTGCGGAGATCCTGCCAGCTGCAGGTGGCATTCGACCAGCGGGCGGCATAGGCCGGCGGCGCGGCCTTCAGCGCGGCCTGCGCGGAGGTGTAGGCCACCAGCTCGGTGCCGTTGCTGTAATGCGTGGCAGCCGTGGCATCGAGCGACTCGAAGGCCAGATGCCCCTCGGGCACATGCACGAAGCCCAGGTCGTGATCGGCCGACATCCAGCCCATGACCTCGCCGGTGTCGATGGCGCAGAAGACGTAGCGGATCAGCATGGTCAGACCTTCACTTCCTGCGTCACCGTTTCGCCGAACACGCCCAGGCTGGCCCTGCTCGGCGTGCCGGTCGTGTTGGGCGTGATCGCGTTGGTCGCAGAGTCATAGACGACCAGGGTGGTCTCGAGCGTGTAGACCTGCGAGCCGGTCAGCGAGTCGAAGTCGGCGATCGGGAACTTGAACGACAGCGCGCGATTACCAGCACTCGACGTCAGGAACGGGCACGTCGGGACCAGAAAGCTGTAGTTGTTCACCGTGCCGCCATTGCGCTTCAAGGTGAAAACGAAGTAAGCCGTGATTGCGGCGGTGTTGCACAGCTCCAGCCGCACATCGACGGTGCCGGTGAAGTGCACATAGCCGCCGGTGGCGGTGATCGAGCCGACAGTGATGTTCGGATAGCTGATCGAGACACTGTTCGGCAGGTTGACGTAGCCGCCGCTGAAGCTGCCGCTGATGTTTGCGCTGACCGAGCCGATCTCCAGCCGGTCGGTGCTGATCGTGCGGGCGCTGATCTTGTCGCGCGCCACGATCGAGCCGTCGACGACCAGGTTGCCGTTGATCAGCGCCGCGAAGGTGATCCAGGCGCTGCCGTTCCAGTAGCGCGTCTCGGTGTAGCCGGCCGAGACGTTGTATTCGATGACCCGGTCGAAGAACACCGGCGAGCCATAGCCGGCCGAGAACAGTGCGGCGTTGGCCGCGCTGTCGCTCCAGCTGGTCCCCCCGATGGCCACCGCCACCTCGACCGTGCCGCGCGGGCCGGTGGTGCCGGTTGGGCCGGTGGGTCCCGTCGGGCCCGTGGGGCCTGTCGGTCCGGTCGGCCCGGTCGGGCCCGCTGCGCCGTCGCTCAGCTTGATCAGCGTCACCGTGTCGCTGTAGGTCGTGGCGCCGTCGACGATCGAGGCCGTGATCGTCACGATGTCGGTGCCCATGTTCGCGAAGGTCAGGTTGCGGCTGCTGCCGCTGCCGGTCAGCGTCGCGGTGCCGCTGGTGACCGTGAATGTCGGCGTGCCGGTGAGTGCAGACGTCTGCGTGGCCAGCAGGTCGATGCTCGCCGGCAGGTGGCTGCCGCCGGTGTCGATGCGGAAGAACAGCGAGCTGGCGCCGAGCGTCAGCAGCTTGATGCTGGCGTCGGGCGGCGCGGCCACGATGTGCGTGACCATGTTCGACCACTCGCCCTTCACGCCCAGGCTGTTGATCGCCCGGCCGCGGAACAGGTAAGCCACGAGGCCGCGCAGGCCGACGATGATGGTCTCGGTCGAGCGGCCGTTCTCGGTGACGCTGGGCCAGTCGCCGGCGGGCAGCGCGAAGCCGGCCGGCGTGAACTGGATCTCGACGCGCCCGCTCTGCAGCACGCCCTCGTCGTCCACCGCCGGCCACACAACACTGGTTCGGGTGATGATGCTGCCGTCGACCAGCGTCGAGGTGCCGCTGGTGACGGTCAGGTCGCCGAGCGCATCGATCACTGTCGGGTCGGGCAGCAGCGTGTTGGGTGTGGCGTCGATCAGGTCGAAGGTGCCGGCCGGGTCGAAGATGCTGGCCGCCGTCTCGCGCAGGCCGAGCACGATGCCACCCTGCAGGCTGAAGCGCCAGTCGGTCACCTCGAACAGCTTGGCCGACCAGCCGTAGCGCGGCAGCGTGACGGTGACCACGTCGAACAGCTGCAGCGCGAAGGCGTGCAGCTTGCACGGCAAGCTCACGGTGAGGCCGCTGCGCGCTTCGCGCAATTGCACGCCGGCCACATGCTGGGCGCGCACGCCGTCGGTGATGGCGGCGTACACCACGTCCTGCGGCAGCTCTCGGCCGTCGAGCGTGACGTAGGCGGCCGCACGCACCGGCTTCGTGGGCGTGGCGGTGTAGTTGGCGGCGGCGTCGGCGATGGTCGGGCGCAGGATGTTGACCGCCTCGTCGGCCTGCGGCTCGGGCACGATGCTGA